TGCATACTCCAAAATCCTATCGTTGTTTGGAGTAGATGGAATGTCAAAGGAATAGCTGTATTCAGCTTGAGTTGTCGTAGTCTTTGTAGGGTCAAACAGTACGTTGTTAATCCTCAAGTTCAAAGAGTCCTGACTCTCAAGCTCAATAAGCTGCTTGTTTATCCATAGTTCTATGTAATGTACGTCACTAATCATTTTAGATGTCGCTATAAGTGTAAGTTAGTGTTGCCTTATATATATTATTGTATGTGGAATCCTCTGTCACCTCAACTGACTTTGGGATGATGTAGTATTTATAGCCGTTTACATAAGTCCAGACTTGCTTTGACCTCATTAAGCTGTTGAATATCCACTGTCCTCCCTCTTCCATCAAGTGAGAGGTCAATTTAACCGTCTTGTCATAGTTGTTCTTGTATATCTTCTTCCTCTCAAACTCATTGGTCTCATGGTAGTCAAAGACGTTCTTCTCATAGGTCTCGATGTTCACACTGTCAGTCTCAGAACGAGCACTAGTGAAGTCGAAGAATGAAATGCCACCGTACTCATTCCTCCATTCAACCCTCTGATAGTATTCCGTTGCCTTTAATGGCTTGATGACATTGAAACGGTATGTGTTTGTTCCTAGGGTGATGTCAACATAATAGATGGAATTTCTTATCCAACTTGGAATGGTTATACCTCTGTCAACAATGTATGTTCCGCTTGTGTAGTTATGGTCTGTCTGAGTGCCGCTATTGTAAAGCTCATTATATGCCGAATCCTTATAAGATACAGAATATGACCAACCACCAATGTTTGTTCCTAGCAATACTGAATATGGTATGGTGTCACCATACACATACCTTATTATCTCACTACCATTTCTCCAATTGTGCATAAGCATTTGAACACCACTCATTTCAAGATACTTCTCTGACTGATTAGCATGGTATCCTATTGTGGTATATCCACTAACAGAACCAAGGTACTGCCAATCTCCTTGATAACGTCCAATTCCTTTGGTCATATTTATGTTAAAGAAATATGGAATGGTCTTGCCATATTCACTGAAGGTTGCCAATACTGGTGACACATCAAATGCACATTCATCACCATAGAAGTTCTTCTCCAACGTTGTAACATAGTTTGTATCAGCCGTTGAAGTCTTGTAAACATCCACAGTAATCTTGCCATTGTACAAGTCACTGTTCACAGAACCATTCTGTACTGATGTCGTTATGAACTGGTTCGGTATGTTCGTCTTGAAATAACCGCTTTGCGTAAACAAACTACCGTATGTCTTTGAAATGAAATGAATGGAACACCCCTCATGGATGATGTTGAACTGTGCTGCCAAGCTAGAACAATTCCTAAAAGCTTGTGCCATTGAAAATGCAGTTGAATCCTCGTCAGAAGACACATAGAACCTCTTGTTCTTGGCATTGCTAGGTGACATCACACTTGTAATGGTCTCACCCAACAGTGTGATGTAGAACTGACCGTCACCGCTTATAACAGCTTGCATGTTCCCCTCCAAGTCAATGTCCAATTTTGACATTGTACCTTGAATGGTCTCTTCCACTTTCAGTATGTTAGGAATCTCAGTGAAAGTAAGATAGTTTACACTGTTGTAATCCCATTGGTTATTATATGTAATTTCCATTAATCGTTAAAGTATTTATCAAGTTCTTCAGTTATTTTATTGAATATGTTTTCAGCCCACTTGTCAAAATACTCATCCAAGAAAGGCAATATTTTACTTACATCCTCATTTGGGTCATAGTTGATGAATGGTCGAGGAGCTATGAGGTCTTCATTGATTCTACGATACACAAGGTACACAATCTGATTCTCTGTCAAGTTCCCCCAACTGATGTGCTTCCTCCTCACCCATTGAAGGAGATTGTAAAGGAACTGCTGCCTAGTACCAGCATAACGACCAGTGTGTGCCCATCCCCTTACAACGAACTCATAGTAATCAGCAATTTGGAATATGATGGCTGTCTCAGACCTAGGATAGACATCAACACTGTGATAAAGAGAGGAATTGACAAGAGTGTTAGTACCAGTCCTAGGATTGATACCAACATCACTCGACATCCTTCTTAATATCTCCCTCTTGATGTCATTCGCAAGTTCTGTAAGTGCTGACTTTGCATCCATTAGCATCTTCTATTTGTTGGAAGCTTGATTGGGTTGATGTCAATCTCACCAATCTCATCCTTATTTATTGTAATCTCTGTGTCAGTGTCACCACTATAAGGCTCATCATTGAAGTTCTCATCCAATGTACATAGGTCAACTGGTGATGGCATCTGCAATACAAGCGATAGCTTGACTCCTGCGCTGTCATCATCACTGTAGTGGGATAGTGTAAGTATGCTATAGTCATAGACCCTCAGAATGCCTTGAAATGCGTCTTGAGTGTCAATATAAGCCATGATGTCACATGCAATCGTATATGCATTGTTCTGAACATCCAATATGGTGTTTCCACTAGTTCCGTCTGGCTGTGACAACACATAAACCTCAAACTCTGCCTTGAAGATGTTTGTGGTAATGTTCAATTGGTGAAGGCTCACATCATCCACATAAACTTGATAAGTGCCATAATTGTTCTGAGCATTGTTCAACTTGTCAGCTTGGTACTTGAAGGTACGGACTCCCTTGTGGCGAAGTGACACATCTTTTATTATATTAATAATGTCTGTAAGCATATGCTAAATCAATTTATATAAACATACAAAAAACCTTTAACAAGTTTTAACTTAAATCACTCAACTAGCATTTGGAATTCAATTTTTTTTTCTATATCTTTGCCTTGTAAGAATTTTAAACTTTACGGTTGGGTTACGAACCGTTTAAAAATATGGAAACAGTAAAATGGAATCTTCCTGAGACAAAAGAGGAAATGATAGAATGGATTGGGGGAATGCGTAAGATGAAGCATCCTTGGGTTGCAAAGTATCCAACATCTATGAGTAATGAACAAGTGTACGATGCTCTTGAAGCTAGTGGCTTGATGAATTAAAAAAGGTGGGAAATTAACCCACCTTTAAATTTTGCCAATCCAGATTTTTTTCGTATATTTGCAATGAAAATGTTATTAGTTCTCATATAATATTTTTAAACTCACTCGGTCTGTGAAGATAGAGTGAGTTTTTTTATCTGTGCTTTGACTTGGCTTTTCTCAAGTTCTCTTGGAATGCATCTTCCTCATCCTCCATTTCACCCTTCTGAATTAGGTATGTAAGGAATAGGAATGTGTCGGTTAAGTATTCCTGCTTGACTTGAGCAACTTTCGTAACCTCCTCATTCGCCAGTTCAAATAACGTTTTCTGAAAGCCCCAAGTTTCTCCGAAGTCTCTATACGCCTTTGAATGCGGTTTAGTTCTTCCTCCACCTCCAAAGATAGCTGGGTAGGTATCCTTAACGTCATGTATAAGTTTAAAAAAAAACCTAACGTTGGCATTATCTTCATTATTGGTTGCCTCTCCCACATTTCCTTCCTATTCTCAAACACCTCTGCCTCAAACTTGGAATCATACACCTCATCCTTCTTCCTACAGATAACTGCCAATATTGACCCATAATCATACTTGTCACCCTTGAGGATGGTGTCAATTGTGACGTATTCACCAGTCTTAAGCTTCTCCATGACATTGATGATATATTCCTCACCATCAATCTTGACCTTGTTTGATGGCTCAACATCTTGTGGCTTCTCCTGAAGGAATAACAGCTTGTCCATGAGCATTTCAGTCAACTCCATCGGCAATGCATTAATCTCATCCATGCTCTTGTTGGTGAATATCTGCAATACATCCCTTGCATCAAACTTCTTATCCTTGTCATCATAGTACCTCTCAATGTCCTCAAACATCTTCAAGGTTATCTCATCCCATGATGTTGGAACTGTCCACTGTCCATAATCTATATTATCCATATTATCCGAAAAATTTAATATTTGCCCTAACAAAATTATTCATATTCTTGCCAATAAACTTGAAATCCTCCCTACACTGCAAACACACACCCAAACTGGTCACAGTGTCATCATGGTATCCATCCCTTGCAGCATATGTAATGTTGCCTCCCTTCGTCAATTTGAAGCTAAATGTACCTAATTCTGAGTAAAGAAGCCTATTGTCCTTCTCAAAGTGTATCTCATTGTTAGCAATAGCGACTGCAAGAAGAGATATATACTGCTTCTTGCTCTCATTCGTTGTCGTAAAGGTGTAGAAGTTGCTCTTCCTATACAGTTTCTTCCTAATCTCATTTGACATTACTTCTCCAATGGAATTTGATTCGCAATACGTTGCAATTGGGTTATAATCATTGATAATCTTTGCAATCCTAGCATACTTTTGGTCTAAAGTTCCCTCAACCTTTATCTGCCTTACATGAGCATCCTTGTTGATTATCGATACAATGGTGTTATCCTCACCAACACTTGAAGGGTCAATCCCAATCCAACACTTTCCCTTGTCAAAATGACCGTCAAAACAAGTCTCAAAATTGGGAAATACAGTTAATGCATTGTCCAAGAACTCAACCTCAAACTCCTGCTTGAAAGCAAGAGGTGGATAACCCTTCTTTAACTCCTCAATCTCCTCACTTGAAATGAGGTCATCATCATATATCGTAGCTGTAAGCTGATAATAACCAGCTTCACCATTATAAGCCTTTAAATAAAGGTCATAATAACAACCTTGCCTTCCATTTGGAGTTGAAATAACCAATACCTTTGGCTTCCTTGCCTTAATCGTAGGAAATATGACATTATAATAAGGGTCACTTCCATCACTAAGCTGCGTTGGAAAGAAAGCTGCCTCATCCATTACCAAGATTCCACTGATTGTGTTACCTCTAATGCTAGTAGGACTCTCCATTGAGAAGAACTTAA